ACAAGGTTTACATTATCATCTGCATACATATCTATTATACCAGAATTTATAGACAAAATAGAAACACTTGAACTACAAGACTATTTCTATATAACTAAAAACGAAATAATAAATAAGTTATCTGGAAGTAAGATAATATTTAAAGGTATCAAAACATCAAGTGGGGATCAAACTGCAAATCTAAAATCACTTACTAATATATCAACGTGGGTAATGGATGAAGCAGAAGAACTTGTTGATGAAAACATATTTGACAAAATAGACTTATCAGTTAGAAACCTAAAAAACAAAAATAGGGTTATACTTATATTAAACCCGGTTACAAAAGAACACTGGATATACAATAGATTTTTTCAAGATAAAGGGGTACAAGCTGGTAGTAACAACACAAAAGGCAATACAACGTACATACACACTACTTATTTAGATAATGTAGAAAACCTATCAAAAAGTTATTTAGAGCAAATAGAGAGCATTAAAATACGTAGACCAAATAAATACAAGCATCAAATGTTAGGGGGTTGGTTAGAAAAAGCTGAGGGTGTAATATTTACTAATTGGTCAATAGGTGAATTTAAAAAAGTAGGGGTTTCAGTCTTTGGACAAGACTATGGATTTTCTACAGATGAAAATTCGTTAGTAGAAACCAATATAGATAATACAAACAAAATAATCTATTTAAAGGAATGTTTTTATTTAAAAGCACTTACTACATCACAAATAGCTGAACTTAACTTAAAACACGCTGGAAACAATTTAATAGTAGCAGATAGTGCTGAACCAAGATTGATTCACGAAATAAAAGCTAAGGGGTGTAATGTTGTTGCATCAATTAAAGGTGCTGGATCAATAACCTATGGAATATCTTTATTACAAGATTATGATTTAGTAATAGAAGAAAACAGTATCAACTTAATAAAAGAACTAAACAACTATTCTTGGTTAGAAAAGAAAAGTAAAACACCACAAGATAAATTTAACCATATTATAGATGCCATCCGTTATAGTGTTTCATACCAATTACAAAACCCTAATAGGGGAACTTATTATGTTTCTTAACAATTTTGTTAATTAAATAATATTTTATATATTGCACCTATGCAAACAGAATTAACAGAAATAAACGAGCAACTGAAAACTTATTTATATTCTAATGATCAAGAACAGATTGATTGTGCTGAAGTATATTTAAGAAACGTACATAGAAAATATGGAACGGTAGACATAGTACAAATTAAAAACATAACAAAATGAAAACAGACAAACCAAGTAATGCTGAAAAAGCAGCAAAGATTTTTAAGAAGTTAACAAAGTATTTTTTAATATTCGCATTGTGCTACTTTGTAGGTAGAACACTTGCATCAGTACTTTTTGGAATATGAGTTGGGATGATTTTTTAAACCCACACGAACAAGCAGAATATGAATGTAGCGAATGTGGTGCTGCAATGCAAACCGATAAAGGTGTATGTTCTGGAACTTGTTTTGAAGCAAGTATGATTTAGTAGTTAGTTTTTTTTATGAAAGGAAAGGGCAGTCAGAAATGGCTGCTTTTTTTTTATTATATTTACTACTATAAAATAGTTAAATAAATACGTTATATAGATATGAATATTAATATTGAAATACCAACAAAGTTATCTGATATTACTTTAGGGCAATACAAAAGGTTTCTAAATATCCAAAAGCAAACAGAAGAATCACATTTTTTAAATGCTAAAGCTATTGAAATATTTTGTGATATTGAACTTAAAAACGTAATGCGTTTGAAGATGTCAGACTTTGATAAAATTACAAACAAGATCAATTTATTGTTTGAGCAAAAACCAAAGCTGGTACAAAGATTTAAAATTGATAGTGTTGAATATGGGTTTCATCCACAATTAGATGAATTAACATTAGGTGAATATATTGATGTAGATACTTACATTGCAGATTGGGAAAATATGGAAAAGACAATGAACGTATTATACAGACCAATAGAAAACAAATTAAAAGATAGGTACTCAATAAAAGAATACAATGTTGATACAAGTGATAATTTATTAGCTATGCCAATGGATGCAGTTTTGTCATCAATTTTTTTTTTGTGGAATTTAGGGATAGACTTATCGAAAACTATTCTGAACTATTCGGAACTGGGGGTGGAAACGAACTTAACGCATCAGCAAATTTTAGCAGAAAATGGGGATGGTATCAGTCAGTATACACACTCGCTAATGGGGATATTACAAGACTTGAAAATATCACCAAATTAGAAGTGCATAAATGTTTTATGATGTTATCATTTGTAAAGGAAAAAAACGAAATAGAATCAAAACAAATTAAAAGTAAATTCAAAAGATGAATCAAGGTATAAGAGGTTTTTATCAATTAACCGAAACAATAAAAGAACAACTACTTGCAGATACAAATATCAATACTGTTTCAACTGGTGATGTTTCTAATTTGAATTTAAACAAACAAGATATATTCCCTTTAGGTCATATCATAGTAAACAACGTAGTAGCAGAAGAACAAGTATTAAGATTTAACATTACAGTAATTGCTTGTGATATTGTGGATCAAAGCAAAACAGAAACACTTGATAGATTCGTAGGTAACAACAATGAACAAGATATTTTAAACACGCAGTTAAGCGTATTAAACAAACTGATTCAAAATTTAAGAAAAGGAACTTTGCATACTGATATGTACCAGCTTGAGGGTAACCCATCATTAGAACCTTTTTATGATAGGTTTGAAAATATGTTAGCTGGGTGGTCTTGTGGAATAGAAATATTAATATACAATGATATAACTATTTGCTGATGAAAACTATCTATACAGAAAAAGCATTAAAATCATTTGGAAAATATGTGATTCAGCAGTCAAAAACAAGGCTAACTAAAAAAGATAGAAACTACACAAGCGAATTATACAATTCATTAAAGTATGATTTTGTAAAAGCTGATGATGGTTTTATCATTGATTTTATGATGCAAGACTATGGGGAATTTCAAGATAGAGGTGTTAAGGGTGTTAATAGTAATTACATAGAAAATAAAAACAGTCCATTTAGTTATAAGCCAAGCAGTAAATTAAGAGGGTTAGAATATCATACTGGTATTTTTTCAAAGTGGGCAAAGTTTAGAGGTTTACAACCAAGAGATAAAAAGGGTAGGTTTGGATCATATAAAACTATGGGTTATATATTAGCTGATAGTATAAAGAAAAAAGGAATTAAGGCAACTATGTTTTTTAGCAAATCATTTGAAATGGGTTTTGAAAAGTTACCACAAGAATTACAAGAAGCATTTTTATTAGATGTAGAATATGCAATAGTATTAGCAGCAAAAAAATAAAATATGGCAAGATTAGCTTTAAGAAGTCCACAATTTAAATATAAAGAAATACCAGTTAGTGGTGTAGCTTCAACTGAATGTGAAATTACTATTGATAGCGTTTCAAGATATATATTAGTTAAAAACGTAAAAAAAAGTAGTACAGTAAATTTTGATATATCAGAACTTGCAAGAGATTATTTAAGTATATATTACGATACAACATACGTACCACAAGAAATTGCAATAACAACAACACTAACAAATTATAGTGGTTTAAATGCTACTGGTTCAGTTGTTGGTTTAGTAACTACATTTGTAGATAAAGGTTTTGAGGGTTACGGATATTATGAAGAAAACACAAACCCAACACTACCAACTGCTAATTATTTAATTTCTAAAAACCCAGATACAAACGAAGTACAATTATACTATCCAAAAAGTATTCCTGCTGTTTCTGCTTTTACTGGTAAAGTACCACAAACTATTGGTAGTGCAATACAAGTAATTAGTTTTGCACAAGGATCAACTGCAATAGGTGGTACATATCCATCAACTATAAAACGAATAGAATGTACTAAATATGGTAGTGGTAAAAAAATAATATTTATTAATCGGTATGGGGTGCAGCAAGATCTATGGTTTTTCTTAAAAGAAACTAAAACACTTGCAAGACAAAACGAGGGTTACAAAGCAAATGTATTAACATATCCAAGTACAAATAACCCAGCTACTTATTCTATTTCTGATGCACCAAACAGAACTTTTAACACAACTGCTAAACAAACATTTACTTTAAGTAGTGGTTACTATCCACAAGGTGCTAATAATTTCTTTGAAGAACTTTTATTAAGTGAGTACGTATGGTATGAGCGAATAAATAAAATTAGTGGTGCTGATGAAGTTATCCCGGTAAAAGTAAAAAAATCATCTATACAATTTAAAACATCTGTTAATGATAGATTAATTGAATACACTATTGATTTTGAAGAAGCATTTGATTATATAAACAACATTAGATAATGCAACAAAAGTTAGTTTTATACATAGGTAATGTATCTGTTTATACAGAAGATGAACGAGTAGACCAATTCAAAGATGAATCAGTATCTTTTACTCAAACAATACAGAACGTAAAAGACATAAAAAAAATCTTTACTGAATTTACTAAAACTTTTGCATTACCAGCTTCAAAAAAAAATAATAAAATATTTGACCATTACTATAACTATGATATTGTAAATGGTTTTGATGCAAGAACAAAAGTAAACGCATCGTTAGAACTAAACGATATACCATTTAAAAAAGGCAAAATAGCATTAACTGGAGTTGATTTAAAAAACAACGTACCACATACATATAAGATAACTTTTTATGGCAATACAGTTAATTTAAAAGATATTTTAGGTGATCAACAATTATCATCATTAGGTAGTTTAAATAGTTACAATACAAATTATGATTATACATCAATAAAAAATGGTATACAATCAGCAGCAGGTTCAGATTTAATAGTACCACTTATTACAAATAGTCAACGTTTAACCTATGATAGTGCATCAGATGAATATGGGAATATGTATTGGCAAAGTACTGCAAATGATAGGGGTGTTTTATATACAGAATTTAAGTATGCTTTACGTTTACAAGCTATAATAGATGCAATAGAAACTGATTATGGTTTACAATTTTCTAATGACTTTTTTAATAACCCATCTGAAACAGATTTTTATAATTTGTATATGTGGTTACATAGAAAAAAAGGTAATGTAGAACAAGAAACACAAGTTGAAAGAGTAGAAACACAAGTATATAATTTAAACACTACTTTTACTAATGATTTATTTGGTGAAACACCAGTATCACAAGTTTTAGGATATGTAACAACATCTTATCCATCACAATGGACAAATCAAAGAATAAGGGTAACATTTACACCAAGTAACTTAACGCAAGATTATAGCGTAAATATATATAGAATAGGTTATGGAATTATAAGAAGTTTTGTAAATGAGCAAGGAATACAAAATATTGACTTTGGATATGGTGAACCTTATGCACCAAATAATTCAAGTTATTATATAACAATTTCATCTGAAACACCTTTAACTTTTACTGCTGGGAATATAGATTGGAATTATAAAGCTGATAATTACGATGCACCACTTGGACAAGGAACACCAGAAGTAAATTTTTCTAATTCAATATCATTTACAACATCATCATCAATACAATTTAATATACCAGCACAAATACCAGAAATGAAAATTATAGATTTTCTAACTGGTTTATTTCAAACCTTTAATTTGACTGCATATGTAGAAAATGATATTATTGTAGTTAAAAAATTAGATAGTTATTATAGTGTTGGTTCTTTAATTTCTTTAGATAAATATATTGATGTTGAAAAATCACAAGTAAATATTGCATTACCATTTAAAAAAATAAAGTTTGGTTTTGAGGGTGTTAATACTTTTTTAGCTAAACAGTTTAACCAGCTTACAAATGGAACTTGGGGGGGTACAAGTTATTCTTTAAATAATGATTTATTTGATACACCAGAAAAAGATTATGAAATTAAAATACCATTTGAACACGTACTTTATGAAAGACTATATAATCAAGATGGTGGTGCTTCTACAACTTTAATGTATGGTTATTTTACAGATGATAACCAAGAACCATATTATGGAAAACCTTTAATATTTTATGGATATAAATATCAATCTATTAATGCAACATCTTTTCCTTTAAAAGAATCTTTAGCACTTAAAGAAAAAATTACTAACTATTGGCTACCTATGAATACCAAAACATTAGAACCTACAGGATCATTAACATCATTACATTTTGATGTTGAGCAATCAGAATGGTTAGCAAATGAAAGTGGTAGTAATTCAGAGGGTTTTACAGATACATTATTTGAAAAACAATACAGCACCTATATTAATGAAGTTTTTACAGAAAAAAGAAGATTAACAAAAGTTACTGCATATCTACCATATAAAATATTTAGTAATTTACAATTAAATGATAGAATAGAAATAGGGCAAAATACTTATAAAATTAATTCAATGACTACAAACCTAACAACTGGTAAAACAGAATTTGAATTATTAAATACTGATTTATGATAAAAAATATATTAGACTTATTACAAGAAGTAAAAGGGGAAACGGAAAACATACGTATTGCACAAGGTAAATATGCTTTACCTACATCAGTAAAGAATAGCTACAAACTAATGAAACAAGTATGGAAAAAATAAATTTACAATTACAAGCAAATACTAAAGAAGCACAAAAAAATGTTGATGACTTAAATAAAAAAGTTAAAGATACGGGTAGAAGTGCAAGAAAAGCTGGTAAAGATTTATCTGCTGGTATGCAAATTGGTAATGAAGCAGTAAGAGGTTTAGACAGATATACTGGTGGTTTAGCATCTAAATTAGTTGCAGTAGGTAAAGCAGCAAAGTTAAGTGGTAAGGCAATGAAAACTGCATTAATATCAACTGGTATTGGTGCTTTAGTTGTTGCTTTAGGTTTGGTTGTTGAATATTGGGATGAAATAGGTGAAGCATTAGGTTTTAT